AGTCCAGTGAATCCCGCCCTCAATTTTTTAAAGCCTACGACGCTGCCAAGGGCAGGTTTAATGACCTTCGAAAAGGCAAGCATATTCATAGCCATGCCGGTGATCCCCGAGGTGAGCGAGCCGAACAACCCACCTTTACCTTTTTTTCCGGAATCCTTGGTGGCCTTCCCAAGTCCCTGCAGCGCAGCCAGGATCCTCTCGTCATGCTCTTTTTTCTCGCGAGCCTCTTCGGCGTCAGCAAGCGACCCCTCCACCTCAGCTCTGTCGCGATTCATCAACGTTTCACTGATCTTCTTAAGAAGAACGTTGCTCTCCTGTAATGCTGATGTTGCGTCTGCGATAGCCATATGTGTTTAATTCTCCTGGTTTGCTGCTGCCTCGGCGTCTTCTTTCTCTATTCGTTGAATCAGAAGCGCCAGATAGAGTTCCCTTTCCCATGGGATCATACTCTCTAACTCGGCCAAAGAGTATTTATGGGCATGCATAAGCGAGAAATTGGTTTTAATCAAGTTCTCTAAACTTTCATGAGAAAGGGCTATTAAAAAAAAGCGTCGGAGCCCTCTAGAATAGCCTTGTTCTTATGCTTGCATGCAGTGCATGTGAATTCAATTGCTTTCGAAAGCTTGGGCGACTGCGCAATGAACTCGGTGATCATCTCTAACTGCTGATGATTCATGGAGTCAACAAATTTGTCCATCTCTTTGGGCGACTGATCACATGTGGGGTAAACAGCATCCTCATCAAAGATTGACTCGATTGATGCCTTTATCATCGTGAATGATTCATCAATCGATGTATCTTTTCCACCGCTGACTTTGTCCAAATCTTTAACACCGATGTGCCTGAGATTAACCCCAACCGTGTCGTTGAATTTGATGATTTTGCTGGGGGGATTCTTTGGATATAGGACTTCAATGTCACCCAGATTAACCGTGATTTCATTCCCTTCCTCGCATTTCTCGCATGGCGGCTTCAGTCCCGTTGTTTCTCCAACGCTCTTGGAACGAAGCTTCATGAAGATATACTCAAGATCAAAGAGAGTGATGACGTTAACATCGACCTTGCCAAACAAACACACATCAACGAGCTTCTTCATAGCACGAAGCATGTCTTTTTGGCTGTCTGATTCTTGGGCGACGAGAAGGAATTTCTCTTCTTTAACAAGGAATGGGCGGTACTCAACAACTTTCTTTGTAGAAGGAATCGTGAGTTCGTACGTGGGCGTTTCTAGTATAGGGAGTGGCATAATTTATTCGGATTGTTCTGTCTGAATTTATTTAGCCACTTCTACGCGAGCCGCTTCAGGGAACCTGTCACCAAATTGCGCACTCCTCCGATCATTGTTTCCAATGCGCCCTGTGTCTTAAAATCTTCGTATGCAAGCGTGACTGTCAACCGCTGTGTTGAATCAGCAGCGTTGTTATCCAAGACAATTGCAGAGACTGTCGTGGGGAATGCGTTAATGAGCTTCACGCCATAGGTCGGAACGCCATTCTGATCGAGCTGCTGGATGATAACATCGCTGTAGTATTCCGACTCGTAGTTCACGAGTTTGGTCTTTGTGCTGATGATGGCTCCTTGCCAACGATCAAACATCTTGCGGATATAGTAATCACCAGTCAGATGAAAAGAGAACGTCACGTCCTCAGAGAGATAGCCCGTGGGGATTTTGCTCGTGAACCAATCCTGGTTGCTTGCATATTCCGTTGTCTGGATCTGACGACCCGGAAGTGAGACATTCTCGCAAAGGAGGGCGATGTCACGAGGATCATTAACGAGATCGCCTAGTCCAAACGTGCCGCTGAGCGCATTGCGAACATGCTCAGCGATGTCAAGATTCAAGAGTGTATTCGTGGGCGGTGTCATGACGATCGCAAACTTATTAGTTTTTGACAATCCACCGCGCTTGTTAATAACGCCTTTTAGTGAATCGATCCCGGATGGCGAGATCGCATTGTTGAGATTAGAAAGTAGTCCCATATGTTATCCGATTAGTTTTTTCGTTTGTTTCCAGACCGCGTTCTCTTTTGCCCCCTGCCAGTGAGCTGATGGCAAGAATAGCACGGTTTCCCAATGGTCCGCAGGCACCAATGTGGGCTCTGATTTCATTTGCTCAACGAGGTAATGCTTGAAGCATGGAGCAAACGCTTTAAATTTTTGTGCACCGGCAAGCATGTCATATGTCATCTTCAGCCTGGTTTTCTCATTCACTTTCTTTGATGTCGCCAGTTGCATTATGCGGTCAAAGAATATCGCTCTCATGCGTGGCGGCAGGTAATGCAGATTGAGACCATAGAACCCGCCCTTTGCGGGACCCACCATGAATATCAGAGGAAACCTATCGAAGTATGGAAGCGTATCCTTGTGCTTCGCATCATAGCGAAACATATACATGCGTCCTGGTCGAGGTTTTTGAACACGCTCGAGCTGCCCATCTTTGAGCAAGGCGGATCGATTCACCTTCATGTTTTTCACATACTTTCTGAACCAGTCAATCGACGCCTTCGTGCCGCGGTTTTGACCTCCAAATGCATTGTTGATTTTCTCTATGAATGTGCTCATTTGTGTGTAACTATTTATACGAAAAACAGGGACACCCCGTGAAGGATGCCCCTGCGTGATTATTCAGCGGTTCGATTAACCCTTGGCGAGTTTCTCGAAGTAGCTGACCGTCTCATCTGCGTCGTCAGTTGGCGCTTCTTCCCGAGCAGCAGGCGCCGCTTCAGTCTCGCGAGGTTCAGGCGCCGGAGCGGATGGTGCGTCCAATGCAGGAGCCTCTTCACCAAGAACTGCGAACATCTTCTTCTTGAGATCAGAATAGCTCTTATAGTTCTTCGGATCAGTGAACTCACGAAGGTCGACCAACTTGTCGTAGACACCCTCGATGAGCTTATCGTCTCCACCCAAAATAGGCGAAGGCGTGGCGAACTCACTCTTGTCGTAGTTGCGATATCCCTCGACCTTGCGGATCTTCACCTTGAAGTCGGCGCCATCCCAGAAGTCAAAGGGGTTGACCGGATCTTCATCAGCGAAGGCGGGCTGCATTGTATCCATGATCTTATCAAAGATCTTCTTGCCGAACTTGTAAAGGAATTGCTTCCCATCATTGTCAGGGTTCGATGGATCACTCACAACAAGGATGTTGCTCATGTAGTGGAGGCGGCGCTTGCGTTCACGTGCCGTCTTTTTGTCCTCATCATGACCGCTGTTCCAGAGCAAGCTATTTGCTTCAGACACGGGGTCATCCTGACCAATCGACGTCAAGGAGTTTTCGATATACCAACGACCAGTGGGTCCCTGGAAACCATGACTCCAATAGCGAGCCCATGGAAGATCATTGTCTGGAGCCTCAGGAAGAAAGCGGATGATGGCGAAACCATTACCTGCTTTATCGACTTGGGGTTGCCAGAGACGATCGTCTCCATACGTTTGCTTTGTGGTTACGGCTTCGGCGGATTTGACCAGTTTACCGATGGTCCCTTTACGGTTTTTCTTTAGTGCTGCGAATGACATATGTATTTCTGTTTGTTTTTGTTGTATGTTTCCTGTATTCTGTTGGCTCTTATTATACCACACTTTGGGCAATTTGTAAACAACTAATCATTGTTGTTTTTGCTTTGGTGCAGTCGGTCCAAGTCCGCAAGAATGGTTTGTATGATTCAATGAGGTTAAAGGTTTGGTCATTGAGTCCCAGGGGATCGCTGATCTGTTTCCTGATGTTCTTAATGAATCCTACAAAAATATCTATAGCCGTCACAGTTTCTATGCTCACCTTTTTGCTGGCAAGGGCATCAAGAATCACGACTGAGTTTCCGCGGAAGCGAGTGCTCAAGAGCGAGTTGAAGACTTCCTCTGGCGTGGCACCAGGCAATTCAGGAGGCGGAATCAGGAGAACCTTCAAATCCTTCTTGAGCTGATAGTTGAACCCTGATAATCTTGCGGACAGTGCTTCTCCGGCGGCATCATCGACATCACCGATCCAACAATTGTCCTTAACAAGAAAGTTCTGAACGATGCATTTCTTGAGGTCTTCCGGATCGTTGAACTTGGCGCCCAATCGCTCATAGAAATAGCGGTCTTTCTTGTGAGCGAATTTCCTGAGCATCCCCTTGGCGATGTTGAAGTTGTATTTGTGGGCGTCGTAACTCCCATTGAAATGGAGCTTGATTGCCCAGAAAATCCTGAATGTATCAATTCCTGTCATGCGTTATATCGTCGCGTAGTTTATCAGGAGCGAAGTCACGTAGAAATTTCTCGCATTCATCTTCTGGATTAACAAAGCCTACCATGATATCATGGATTAAATCAATCGCTTCTTTTAATGCAAATTCCTTATCCATATCAAAAGAGCCGATTGACATTCTTCATGCCGTCGTCTTTCACATAGTTCAGTTCAATGGCACATCTTTGAATTTTTGCCTTAAGTGGGCCGGTAATCAACTCAGACGCGTCGGCTGGATCGATCTCGCATTCATCGGCAACTTCGAAAAGCGCCTCGATGTAGTTGAGCCCATCTTCATGAACAAGGAATTCGATTCTATCACGTAGTTCATCTTGGTTGACTGTGATATTTAGGTCGACTGGGTATACATGCATGGTTTATTTGTCTAGTGATCGGAGGATGATGGTGTTTTCGTTGATTCTTGCCGAGGCGGATCGTTTCTTGCCCGAGAGCAGTCCGACGATTTTCTCGATCTGTGCAGGTTTCTTCGCGATGACCTTCGGCAGGATTTCACCGGGCTTTCTAAGTCCAATGGAATAGCTCGTTGCTTCATCGAAGTCTTTGATTGTTGTCCCCTTGATGGTTATCCCATCGTGGTCCTTTGCATGAAATACCGTGAGTGTGCGATATTTCGTGTTGAATGTGTAGAGATGAACGGCGCCGGGAACCCGTGTGGGCGGCACTGACGTCAACTTGTATTCCTTTGAGGTGGGCTGAAACTTCAGATGCTTGACCTGCTGATCGAGCGTCTTCGTCTTGGGCACGCGCTTCTTTTTAGTGGCCTTTTTCTCAGCCTTGTATTGGTCAACCTCTTTGAGCATGTGTTGAAGGACAAGAAGGCGTTGCTTAAGACCCTTCTGCGATAGATAAGAATACCCCTCCTCGAGCTGAGTATCGTCCTCCTTAAAAGCGATCATCATCTCATCGTGATGCTTGCGAATCCATGCCACGACATGTCGTATGGCAGGTCCCGGGACCTGAGCATTCTTCAGGCTATCAAGGAGCTTGATGCGGGGGATTTTCTCCTCGCCCGAAGCAATCCACAAATCCATCATCTTATCCAGAGGACCAATAATTTTCTCGTTCACCGCTGCCTCCATGAGAGCCTGCGGGTTCGGTTTATGCTTTCGCACAATGGGCGACGCAGCATCATCTTCAGCGGGCGCGACGTAATTAATCTGCCCCAAAGCTCGGCGGATATCCAACTTCATCTTGCTCGGAGTTGGGATACGATTGTGGCTCAATTTGAGCCCACGAGTCGCACAACGAAGGATGCGGGCGATGACGAAGATCTCAGCGAATCGACAAAGCGACTTTGCCTGCGCTGCCTCATGAGTGGTGAACCCATGAGATTTCATGAAGTCCTTCACAAGTGGCGCAAGATCGCCCGATTCAAGATAGTAATTGTAGAAACCAAAAGCCCGGATCAGTTTGATGTCAAACTCGGCGTCGTTCAGTTCGTTGGCATCCTCCCATGTGGGCTCCTCTCCAGTGAATTTGTGGTCCATGGCCGAAACCTGACCGTTCTTCTGGAATTTGGTGATGCGACCCCGAGCGACGGATAACCCCATCGCCTGCCTGCTTAGTTTTTTCTTTTTCGCTGCCATAGAAGAATATTATACCACATCCTGTGTGGTTTGTACACCGTTGTTTTCAGTTATTTTCACTGTCGAGACGCCCCAATTTCTGTGAAATATGCATGTACTTTTCAACCTTGATTCGTTTCGCCTTCTGGGCGATCAGATTGCACCACTCAGGTTGGATGGTTTTCTCGTCTGCAAGGAGACGAACCACGCTCAGAAGGTCATTGAGTTCGCTCACGAGCTGCTCTCGGTTCGTCTTGTCCTGATCGAGGAAGTTGACATTAAGTCCAAATCGCAGTGCTTTTGAGACAGCCTGAGCGACCTCGGCACATTCTTCGCCCAGGCATGTAAGGAGGTATTCTTCCTTTGTCATATTATCCGTTCAGTTGCTGGCGTCCAGAATTCCCCTCGCTGATTTCGATGGAGTCGGGGTAAAGCGTGATGACCGCTTTGGTTGCGACAGAGCAATTGGGGCATTTGACCGGGATGGAATTAAACTTTGGTGCTCCATGTTGACGCGGGCGCTCCATTTCAACACTTGAACCACATTCTTTGCAGGTTCCTTGCCACAGTCGGAGGTGGTTGTTTTTCAGGTCAGTAATTTTCATAGTTTATTTCGATGTTGGTGTATGTTCGGTGAATGATGCACAGGTGTCAGTGAAGTCCACTTCGGCGACTGGTTTGATGGGCCATCCCACGGTGCATTCCATGATGTCGTATCGCTCCTGGGATTCTCTCCCATAGATGCAGTTTTCGCAGATCTCTTTCATGTCACCAACCGAATGCTTTAACGAAGGACTTCATCGAGTCGAAGACCCGCAACCCTTCAGTGAATGCTTCGCCAGGAGTGGCGAAACCGGTTTGTGTCTCTGTTGTCTCCCCGATGCTTTCATTGGGAGGATTCGGGGTTCCGTCAATGGCAAATGTGTATGTGCCACCCGGAAGTTTCGTGATAGTAATACGTTCGCGGTCTTCGCGAACGATGTTTCGTGGTTCTTTTTCCATAATTTTAGGCTCGGTCGTAGTTGGCGATGAATTGGTCCATATCACATCCCCGAAAGACGTCGAAGGGGTTATCGTCATTCTCCATGTTTTGACGGCTCGTCTCCTCGACAAGGATGCCGAACATTACGGCCGAAAGCTTGTGCTTCCATTCGGCGAGGTGTGTCGACTGAATGAAGAAGGCTTCATCCATGGTGAAATTCGATTCTTTTTGTGCAGGAGTCATAATGTAGGTCTAGGTTTTAAAATTCATCCACGCCGATTGGGATAGGGGGCTCAGCGTGGAAAGCCCGTGGTTGCTTAGGAGTAGCAAACGAGCTCGTCCAAACTGACCTCGTCGCCGAGTTCGTCCTCGGTCCATTCGATGTCCACATCGGTGTTTTCGTCAAGATCCGCAGCATTCACTTCGTCGGCGATCTCAGCCGCAATCTCGGCGTCGACGTCGATTTCCACCTTGGGCGCGGTTTTCTTCCCCTTCGCCTTTTTAGCGACCTTCTTGGTCTTAGGTGTTGCCTTCTTCGTGGCGCTTTTGGCCTTCTTCACGGTCGGATTCTCAAGGCCTTTGAGCATGATGGCGAGCGAATAGGTGCCACGAGTGATGCTCGCCCCAGCAACCCGAAGGGCAGGGTAGGCGAACGATTCGTCGTGCCCGGCATCCTTGACCAATTTTGTGAGGTCTTTGCGGAGGATGGCGGTGGCGGAAATGCTCTCAAGGAGCGTGATGAGTTCTGAGTTTTTGTTTTTCATATTACGTGTTTTTTCTGAATTGTTGCTTTCTACAAGATAATTTTACCACAAATGGGAGCAATTGTACCGAACTATTTTCATTTATTTTCACTTTTTTTCGGTTTCGGCGGTCATTGTGTGTAAAGTGGTGGTTTCCAGGGGCTTATAGGTTTTAGGCTGCGAAGACCTCTTCGACGATGGCCCGATAGCGGCCCGGAAGGCGCAATTTCCAAGTGGCGTAGTCGCCCGTCCAACATTGAGGGTCCTCTGTGTCGAGTTCGGCATCCAGGACCCAACGAAGCGCCGTTTGGCGGTCTTTCGCCCCAGATTCCATGGTTTTCTCGACGAGAGCCTCGAAATCCTTGGCATTGTCCTCTTCTTCCTGGGCGTCCATTTCGCTCTGGCGATTCGCCTGGACCGAAAGTTCTTCGGCAAATTGGTTGAGTTCACGCGACGTGAGGGTCATCAGATGACTCCAGTCGGGCTTGTAGCCCCAAACCTCCTTGTGGACGTCGACGACGTAGCAAGCGGTCATATACCGCCTATAGGACTCCACCGAAGTGACCTCCATGCGGCGCCAATGGTCGATGTCCTCAACCACGGTGAAACCGGGGCTGTTGGCGTTTTCGGCCTGGATGTGATCGACGAGCTCCTGCTCAGACTGGCTGAGTGATTTGTTGCTTTCCATAAGATAATTTTACCACAAATCGTGGCAAAAGTACCGAACTATTTTCACTTATTTTCACTCCGTTGGAAACACGGCACTTAGATGAATTGCCTCATAATGACCCCAAATCCCGTGAAGTTGAGGTTAAAGCGGCCAAAAGATAGGATTTCTGATATGCCGCAGGACGGCGTTTGCCTTCGGGGGGTTTTGGAAGGAGGTCGGACAATACGCTAATCGCTTTCGCTGAATATCCTTTGGCCACAAGAGCATCGCGAATGGCCTTCATTTTAATCGTCGCCGATCCGTGATAGCGAATGAACTCTTTAATGACATCGAACGCACCGTCGGGAGTCGACATTTCAGCAAGGGGTTCTTCAACCACTGGGACAGGCACGGGCACAGGGACAGCCTCGAGGTTGGATCGTTTTCGATGTTTAAAATCGGTGACGATCTTCGGTTTCGACTCTGCGGGCGGTGCAGTATTGTAGGTGTTAGGATCACCAACAAATGCATCATTGACGATCTTCCGTTCATAGGCCGAGGCATCAGTTGAATTGTCGAATGTCCTAAGCGTCGTCCGACTGAAAGCATCATCTGGCAAAATTTCAGTCGGACCGAAGTAAGTGGCATCAGCAGGGGAACCTGTCATGGTATGTGAGCCGACATAAACCATGCCATTGGTGAGATTTGTGGAGCGGTAAACAATGTAGTGTGTGGTCATTTCTTTTAGTCGGTCATGACATCACTGAAGATGTCGTCGTGGTGAAGGAAAACAGTTTTTTCTCCGCGCCTCTTTAGGTCGTCGAAGATACCATGAAAGCGCTTTAGCCACACTGGAAGCCTTCTGATTTGTGGATTGGATCCTCTGATTTTTCCCTTTGAATCAGAGTCAACGATGCCCGTGAGCAAGCTATCGAATCCCCAAAGATGAATCTCATCGTATTTCTCAGGCGCGAAATAGGAGAGGAAAACGAGCCCATCATGGCCGGAGGTCTTTTCACGAATCTGGCCAGGAAGGGGCGTGAAATTGGCGGCTGGGATCAAACCCGCTTTGATGCATTGCTGGGTCAGACGAACGTAATTTGTGCGGACGATGACAGGATATTTTTCGAACTTTATTTTGTTCCTCATAATGAACAAAAGTGGTCTTCGATCATGGATGAAGACGGCTTTCATGTCAAGGCCGTCTTCGCCGAAGTTGCAACCATAGACGTCATCCGCATCGGGATTCTGGAAGAATTGTTTGCTTGGCCCATTGCCGATGAGATGGCAGACCTTTTTGGTGGTGGTGGCTTCAGTCATATTAATATATATAAATCTACAACAACCGCAACAGATAAAGTAAAACAATTATGGAAGATCTCATCGCAAATTTCGCGTCTAACGACTGGTTCAAATATGTCACACTGGCGATCACAATCGCCGCAGCCGTCGCTGCTGTGACTCCAACCCCTAAAGACGGAAGCATCTGGGCGAAGGTTTACAGAGGCATTGATTGGTTGGCACTAAATGTTGGTAAAGCGAAGCAGGTTGGCGCGCCCGCCACCAAACCCGCCGAGGAGGCGAAGGCAGAAGTCGTGGCGAAGTAAGGTCATACTCTCACGCAAGCAGAGATTCTCTTTTGAGGGGGTCTCTGCTTTTTTATTGCCGATGGGCAAGACCAATCTTAACTCTCTGGGGTGAAGATTTCTTTGGTTTCAATGTTGTAAGGGTGAAGAGCTTTCGTTCAATATCCCGGTAGCGCTTGTCTGAGTGCCACGTCTCATCGAGCTGAACAGTGTAAATTCCTTCCTTCGTCTGTATCACGGTACCAGCGCTTAGGCTCAATGTGGGAGGCTGATATAGATTTATGTTAGTGAAATCGCCAGCACCGTCAGGTGTAACACATCCGGCGATGCTAATCACGCTCAGTGCTAGAAGTAATGTTTTCAGTTTGCTCATTTTCATAAAGTTTTACGATTTCATTGAACGTCTTCCGATCTTTAAGCATGTGTGCGAGCAGTATATCGGCCTTGATCGCGTTCTGTGAAGACATGCTGGCGCGGAGTTGCTCGATCTCTCTGATTGTGTTTCTTTCAGATTCTTTCTGTTCCTTAAACAGATCGCGGTAGAAAGATCGCACCTTGAGGCGAAGGAAAAGCTCCAGTAATTTGAGGACGGTTTTGATGATGCCAAGCATGGTTTTATTTAAGCGATTTTTTGTAGGAACCAGAGGCTCATGATGACTTAGCTGATAGCCTTGCCTGGCTTTCCGAAGGCGACTTTCATTTCAGTCTTCCCACCGATCGTGCGGGTGTATGCGTACGGACGCAGGACCGGGAATTTGGATAGTAGAATATTGTCAAACGTATCATCCACCGGAGCAACATCCTTCTTGGGCATCATTTCTTGGACTTTCAGCGGATCGATCGCGTATTTCTCTAAGGCTTTCCAAGGGATAATGCGCATCGTGGCGCCTAGGGCACCTTTGCTCAATTCGGCCCATGACCTGCTCAGATCATCTTTCATCATACCCAAGACAGCTTTGCGCCCATCCGCCTTTCCGTTACTCCCTATGGCGACGGCCTTTCGACCTGCGGCGTCCTTGTATAGGATGACCCCCACGATCTCATCACCGTTCTTTATCCGAAGTTTCCAGAATGGAATGGTCGCCACCATGTCGTCCTGTGAATTAAACCCCGTGCCACCAACCCCGCCGATGGCCTTGTAGGATTTTTCCAAGATCTCCCATACTCGTGCTGCCCAAATTTCCTTTTCGGCTTTGTCGTCGAGTGAAAGATTCTTGAACACTTCCGTGATCAAGGTTTTCCTGATGCTTTTAATCGTTATCATTGTCGCGTCCCCATGTGAATTCGGTTAAATCCACGAAAGACTGAATGCATGGGATAGACTCCTCGATGTGTTCAAACCTGTGGCTGCCCTCAGGGAACAGCCGACAATCATAATATTCCTGCATCGTATCAAACGTGGTAAAGCTATTTATCGACTTATCACCTTCGTCCAAGAGAATCAATCCAGCCCCATCCTTTGGAAAGTCAGAATAGCCATCTATGATTTCAGCCGGGAGCAAGGTCTTTAGCAGAGAACTTCCCTGGGGATCAATCATAGGATTGATTGCCACGAATGGGATTTCATAGATATTCGCGAGCGTGGCGGCGAGCCATCCTCCCATGGATATTCCCACGACAAGATCAACAAGATCGTCAAGGTGGTTCTCGCCTTCATCGATGAGATCTTCTGCCGGCTTAGTCCAGTCGATGTCGTATCCACTGACTTCGCCCAACTGTGAAAGCGCCTGGACTTTCTTCTTGCGCGGTGAATAATGCCCGCCGAATCCATGTAAATAGAGTATTTTCATTGATCTTTATCTGGCTCAAGATTATGCGCGATGTTGAGTAGCGCCTGATTCCAGCCCGAATCAAACTCGGATGCAGTAATGCCTTCCGTGGCTCTCTGAGTCACCAATAGGCTTCTTATGTCAGAGATTGGGATGTATTTGTTTTGGTCATAAAGCAGCGGTGTGGGTGTGGTTTGACATCCAACGCCCATAAAGGCGAGGACGATGAGTAGGTTTTTCAGTTTCTTTTTCATAATTTGTGTTCGTGTCCTTCGAAAATGTTGGCTATTTTAGTGTCTTCCCATGCCTTGCAGGATCGGCAGACAATGTCAATGCCATTCTTTGAGAGAATTGAGCACCATTGAAATTCAGCATTGTGAATCACAACATTGCACCATTCACATGCTTCAAGAAATGGCTCATTCGCAATTAGGTCTAATTGAAACGCATTCATCTGGGTATAATTGTACCACAGAATGCGGCAAATGTAAACCTCAAAGTTCGATTAAAAAGCGATAAAGTTCCAGGGTCTTTTGAATATCGTACCGGGCATCATGAGCATCCTCTTCGTTAAACTCAATGTTGGCAAGGTTGCACATGGTTTCCAGGCGGAAATTCGCGAATTCTTTGCGCTTCTCACGTACCAACCATGCGATGCTCTGCATGACACAGATTGAAGGATTCCAAAACCACGATCCAAAGAAATTATCACCGTGCTTGGTGAACCAGGATCGGATGAAGCGGTCATCGAATTTCGCATTGTAAGCTACGAATTGCAGCTTGTCTTTTTTGTTGAAACGATCACAGAATTTGCTCAGGAAATGAATGAAGTCCAGGAATCCCTCCCGGCAGTCCTTAGGTCTCGCCAAGAGCGACTCTTCAGTAAGACCACATTTCTCTAGGGCACCGGGGTCATACTTTCCACTTGACTCGAATGGCTGAAATGTTGAGCTGAATTCACCGAGCACTTCCTTGCCATTCAAGTCAGTGATGATGGCCGAGATCTGATGAATCTCATGCCCACGTGTGTCATCGCAGCCGGTTGTTTCGACGTCAATGAAGCATAGTTTTTGTTCTGACATATTAGGATTCTTCGCTAACTTTTTCGGCGCTGAGATTCTTCCTGAGACGCGTGTAATAGCAAGAACAGCAAATTTGTATGTTCTCACCACTATCCTCGTCATCCACTCGCCAAGCATTCATCTTGTTGACCTTCCGACCGCAACCATCTGCACAGGGTGTTTTTTTCATCGCCGTGGATCCTCCGCAAGGCTCCACAACTTATCGAGTGTGGCAAGGTCAGCCTCATCCTGCGATGATCGAGCGCGCTCCCAGAGTTTAAAGAGGTCAGTCTTTGTCAGGCAGAGGCATGGTTCGCACGCAGAGTATGTGTCATCCTCACTGAGGAGAACCTGCGCTAAATCTTCTTCGAATTCTTTATTCATATTTCTATATTCTATACTGATTTTTGACTTTTGTAAAGGGGAAAATCTTACAACTTTTTGAGAGAGGCGAGGATAAGACCTACGTTCGCCATGGCATATGAGCCCCAAACTAACGCCCAAGGCCAATCCTTTTTCGTCGCGTAATAAATTGCGGTGGACGTGTATAAGACGGAAACGGCAGCGGGGACGGCGATCGTTAGGAGTGTGTTCGTGGTCATGACTTAGGTGAACAGCAAGTCCGTGGATTTGCTGGTCAGGGGTGGACAGCAACAACCGCAACAGCCGTGAATTCCATCATGCCCAATATCATCGGGATCAGGATGCCCAACGCCGCAATCACAAATTCGCTCAAAACAGTGCCGGTCCACGCGCCAATGAAGGTGCCAATCGCGCATGTGATGATCGCTGGGATTGTGAATAACACATGGCGAGCCTTGGCAGTTTTTCGGACTATGAACGTGGTAAAGGGTTTGCTTGTCGTTCACTTTAAAGTGGAGTGGATCTGTGGTCATAATTCGGATCTCCAATTGTTTCGCTTTGCGCGGTCGAAGTCCTTCGCCGACTTGTGTCGACGAGAGGCACTTCCCATGAGTCCCTGGGCGTGGATGCGCGCACGGATTTTGTTCTTAACTTTCTTCATCTTAACCTTTGAGCGACGACGCCAACGCGTTCGTGAGTTGGAACTTGCTGATTTTGTAAGGGGCGCCGTCAGAGATTCGCTCGACACTGACCGGGAATTTCGGCCGGCGAGGGTTCACGCCCGTGACACGCATGAGCATTCCACTGATGTAAATCTTCTTTCCATAATCGCCCTTGGCGAGCCCAATTTTGTAACAATTCTCGTTGAACTTCACTTGACGTGCATCGATGCCATCCTGCTCCAAAGTTCCCTCAACGGTCGTCCGCATGGAATTGGATGTGAAGCGAATCGTCTTCGCGGTCATGTGAACACCGGTTTTGTCGGCAATTTTCGTGAATGCTTCCTCCATGAGGGCGCGGATGGTTTGGACTTTGGATTTGTCGAGTTTGTCGTATTTCATAGTTTTCATAATGTAGGTTTTTAAATATTAAAGGCCGAGAACGACGAGGGCGATTTTGCCATCATCCATTTTGACCTGAATCCCGCGAGTCGTCACCTTGATGATGGTGCCAAAATCGCCCGAGGGGCTTTGGACGCGGTTGCCGACTTCAAGTTCGTTGCTTTTCAATCTCGTGTTTTCCATAAGATAATTTTACCACAAATGGGAGCAAATGTACCGAACTATTTTCACTTTTTTTCATTTATTTTCGCCAAAAGTCATAAAGTGCTCATTTTCAGCCACTTATGTAAATTGTGCCCAAAAGACCCCCTGGGACTCAACCTAAAGGCGAAAGAATAGGTGGTTTCCGAGCACTTTGACGGGCTTTTTGCCCTTCGACCAATACGGTTTAACACTCTTCGTGTGATAATGATTCGCATTTCCTGTGAATGAGCGGTCAATTTCAGTGATGTGCTTGGCCAAACGAAGGGCGTAAGCAGCTTGTGGGGTCTTCAGGAGGCGCCCAAGGCGGTTTCGCTGAGGATCATTGGCGTTCCAACAGGAGAATTGCCATTTCTGGAGGCAAATCGCCTTTGGGGTTTTCTTCCTTTCCAGGGCTCTTTGGGCGATGACACAGGCGACTGCGTACATCCCCGTCTCGCCTTCGCCCCTTGCTTCTGCAAGGATAGTGATAGCGACAACTTCGTTCTGTGTGTGTGCGCCTTCTGCGATCATAGGCAAAAGGAGGAGAATTGCAAGGGTGAGTTTTTTCATAAATTTCAGGCTCCGCTGCACTGCATCGTGGTTGGGGCTCCGATGGTGTAGGGGCTCGTGTCGCAGCCGCTCCTGCCTAAAATCGACTCGGCGAGTCGGATAAAAGCGATGACTTCATCCATGGTGCCAGTGGTGACCACTTGACCGCGGGCGAGGACTGTGAATTGTTTCT